ATTTCTGATGATTCTATAACATATGTACCTTCTGGTTTAATTGACCAAAATAAAGGTCATGTATTATCACATTTACATAAAGCAATCAAACCTGTAAATCAATTAAGAATGATTGAGGATTCTGTTGTAATTTACAGAATATCAAGAGCACCAGAAAGAAGAATATTTTATATTGATGTTGGTAATCTTCCAAAGATTAAAGCAGAACAATATTTAAAAGATGTAATGAATCGTTATCGTAACAAATTAGTTTATGATTCTTCCACAGGTGAGATAAGAGATGACAGAAATCATATGTCTATGTTAGAAGATTTTTGGTTACCTCGTAGAGAAGGTGGTCGTGGAACAGAGATTACTACATTACAAGGTGGACAAAACTTGGGTGAGATAGATGACATACTGTATTTTCAAAAGAAACTATATCGTTCATTAAATGTACCTATCTCTAGAATGGAAGCAGAAAGTGGATTTAGTTTAGGTCGTGCTAGTGAGATTACTAGAGATGAATTAAAATTTACTAAGTTTGTACAAAGATTAAGAAAGAAATTTACACCTTTATTTACAGATATGTTGAAAGCTCAATTAATTCTAAAAGGTGTTGTTACTGTAGAAGATTGGGGTAAAATAAAAGAACATATTCAATATAATTTTTTACAAGACGGACATTTTGCTGAATTAAAGAAACAAGAATTGTTAAATGATAGATTAAATGCATTACAAACTATTGAAAGTTATATTGGAACATTCTATAGTAAAGATTGGGTTCAAAAAAATGTACTAAATATGACAGAAGCAGAAATGGAAGAAATGCAGAAACAAATTTCAATAGAATCTGGAACTGATGTAGATGATGGTGGTATTGATGTACCAGATGCTACAGATGGTATTACAAGATATCCACAAGATTCTCAGGGCGGATTTATATCACCTGATGATTTAGAAGGTGAAGATGATAATGACGGAGTAAACAATAAAGGAGATAACAATGGCGGAAACTAAAGACATAATAGATGCTTTATCCGATGGTGATAATATAGGTGCTGAAAAAGCTTTTAAAGATACTATATCTAAAAAAGTTGGTTCTTCATTAGAAACTAAAAGAAAAGAAGTAGCAAATACATTTGTTAAAACTTCTGAAACACAGAAAGATAAAGGAGAAGTTGGAGATGGCAAAGAAGTTTAGTGACTTCTATTTTCCTTTTTTTGAAAAGGATGAACATAAAAAGTCTAGGGAATATAAAAAACTTAATCCTAAAATGAGGAATGCGGTGGATGATATTTTTAAGATTATGGATGCCAAACCTTCGGATTTCCTAAATACTTTTGAGAAAACAATAAAACAAATTAGTAAAAAATATAGAGTTAGAGAAAAAGAACTCATGAATTACTTCGAAAAAGAAGTATTATCTATTTAATAGTATAGGAGTATATAGATGGCATTTGCAACAAGAACATTAAGAGATACAGTAGTATCGGAAGAAGGTGCTGGTGGAACTGTTACAGTTTTAGTTAATATTGATAATGATACAACTACAACCAATGCTATTTTAGATGCAAGTGCTTTAGATGGCCATGCAAATGGAGCTAAATTACACATCAGTAGACTTTGGTGGGGTTTAGTACAAGGAACTGCTAATGATGATACAGGTCATGCTGCAATTATTGAACAGGGTGATTCAGATGTAACATTAATTGACCTTGCTGGAAGTGGACATTATGATGGTTCTGCAGGATTAATTAAATCTAATGCAACAAATACTGGCGCAACCTCTGGTGATATGGAACTATCTTGTCAAGGTACATCAGGTTTTATTTTAATAGAATTTAAAAAAGATGAAAATTACGCATAGGGGGTAGAGAGAATTATGAAAAAAGTAAAATTAATGTCGGAATCTACTCTACAAGATTTAGAGTATATTACAGAAGCAAAAGAAAACGGAAAGAAAGATTATAAAATCAGAGGTATCTTTATGCAGGCTGACATAAAGAATAAGAATGGTCGTGTATATCCAATGGAAATACTTCAAAAAGAAGTTAAAAGATACGAAAAAGAATTTATACAAGAGAAGCGTGCTTACGGTGAATTAGGACACCCAGAAGGTCCTACTGTAAATTTAGAAAGAGCTTCTCACATGATTACTGCACTACATCAAGACGGAAAAAACTTTATAGGAGAAGCTAAAATATTAGGTACACCTATGGGGAATATTGTCAAATCTCTTATGGATGAGGGAGCTAGACTAGGTGTTTCATCTAGAGGCATGGGAAGTTTGGAAGAAAAGGATGGTGTAAATTATGTAAGAAATGATTTTTATCTCGCTACAGCTGCTGATATTGTTTCCGACCCTTCAGCTCCAAGTGCTTTCGTAGAAGGTATTATGGAAGGTAAAGAATGGGTTTGGACACATGGAGCATTAATAGAATCTGGTCTAGTAGATATGAAAGAAAGAATTAACAGTAAAATTCGGAAGAAACAAGCAATAGAACATAATTTAGAGTTCGCTAGGTTCTTGAAAATGTTATCATAAAATTTGAAATGTATAAATAACTGTTAATATAGTATGAATTTAATTAAATTTAACAACAAAAGATAGGAGTTTATCCGATGGCTAATGAAATCGAAAAAACTATTGAAGAATTAGAGGCAGAAGTCCTTAGTGAGCTTGAAGAGCAAACAGCCGCGGATGCAGCTAAGAAAGGCGCAGCTCCTGCGGAAGCTGGTTTAAAAGTTTCTGATGCTTCAAGTGTTACACCTGGAGGCGAAGTACAAGATATGGGCCCTGCAGTACAACATCCTTTTGATAAATCTGGCCCAGGTACTGTGGCTATTGCAAAAGCAGATGAAAAGAAAGGCGACATCGCTCAAAAAGATGAGCTGGCACCTGAAACAGGGAATCAAGTACCTAATGATGGTGAAAAGAAAGTTGCTAAACCTTTAGCATCTGGTGATGAAGTAGAACCTAAAGAAGGTCAAGAAATTATCTCTGAAAAGGATAAAGAAGAAATAAAAGAAATTTCAAAAGAAGATATGATTACGGCAATGAAAGATATGCCAGAAGAATTAATCAGAGCTGCTTTTGATAAAATGAATAAAGAAAGTAAAGATGAAGAAGCTTCTGATGATGATAAAGAAAAAGAAGCACTTCAAAAAGAAGCTGTAGAACAAAGAATTAAAGAAATTGATGTTACGGAACATGTCGAAGCTCTAATGAGTGGAGAAGGTGACCTAACTGATGATTTCAAAAAGAAAGCTGCTACAGTTTTCGAATCTGCAGTTAAATCTAAAGTTCGTAATGAAGTTACAAGACTTCAAGAAAACTATGACAAAGAGTTAGAAGAAGCTACTAAATCTATTAAATCTGAATTATCAGAAAAAGTAGATACTTATCTAAACTATGTTGTAGAAGAATGGATGAAAGATAATCAACTAGCTGTAGAAAGAGGTCTTAAAGGCGAAATCGCTGAAGACTTCATAGCTGGATTAAAACAGTTGTTTGAAGACCATTATGTTGACATCCCTGATGAAAAATATGATGTACTACAAGCACAATCAGACAAAATTGCAGAGTTAGAAGAAAAGGTCAATAAGACTTTGGATGAATCAATGGAACTTAAAAAATCTAAAGATTCCCTAACTCGTAATAAAGTTATGTCAGAATCAACTTCTGATTTAGCTGACACAGAAATTGAAAAGTTCAAGGAACTTACCCAAGATGTTGACTTCGATAATGAAGACAGCTTCAAAGGAAAACTCGATACTCTAAAGGAAAGTTATTTCCCTAAAGTAAAGAAAGAGTCTTCTGAAACAATAGATAATGTAGCAACTGGCCCTGCACAGGACATTGACATGTCATCTTCAATGGCAGCTTATACTAAAGCTATAAGCCAAGCTGAAGCTGAAAATGTTAAGGGTGCAACTAAGTAAATAATACAATAAGGAGAAATAAAAATGTTTCAAACAGAAAGTCTTCAAGAAAAGTGGTCGCCAGTCCTTGCGCATCCTGATTTACCAAAAATAGAGGATGCATATAAAAGGGCAGTAACTACTGTAATTCTTGAAAATCAAGAAAAAGCTATCAAAGAAGATAGAAGTTTTCTTTCAGAAGCAGCACCTACCGTTTCAACTGGTGCTGATTTAGAAAATTGGGACCCAATTCTTATAAGTTTAGTTAGACGCTCAATGCCTAACTTAATAGCTTATGATGTCTGCGGTGTACAACCAATGACAGGCCCAACAGGTCTTATCTTTGCGATGAGAGCTAGATACGCTTCTATGGACGGAAAAGAAGCTCTAGGTGATGAAGCTGATACTGGTGTTGCATCTGATGATGCTGCTGGTGACTTAACTTCATCTGCTATGACAGGTTCAAACCCGTCAACATTAAACGACAGCCCATCTGCTGGCCAATACTTGTCACCAACAGGTATGACAGCGGCACAAGGTGAAGGTTTAGGTGATACAACAACTAATGCTTTCGCTGAAATGGCGTTCAGTATCGAAAAAACAACAGTTACCGCTGTTACTCGTGCTTTAAAAGCTGAGTACACAATGGAACTTGCACAAGACTTAAAAGCAGTTCATGGTCTAGACGCAGAAACAGAATTGGCTAATATCCTTTCTGGTGAAATTCTTGCTGAAATAAACCGTGAAGTAGTTAGAGACATTTATGTTTCAGCTGTTGCTGGTTCGCAAGTTAATACAACTACTGCTGGTATTTTCGACTTAGATACTGATTCAAATGGTCGTTGGAGTGTTGAGAAGTTTAAAGGTCTAATGTTTGCACTTGAAAGAGATGCTAACGCTGTTGGACAACAAACTCGTAGAGGAAAAGGTAATATAATCATATGTTCTGCTGATGTAGCGTCTGCGTTACAAATGGCTGGAGTATTAGATTACACACCTGCTCTAAACAATAACTTAAATGTAGATGACACAGCAACAACATTTGCTGGTGTTATGAACGGCAGATTTAAAGTGTATGTTGACCCATATGCTTCTAATGTTGCTGCTGCTCAATACTATGTTGTAGGATATAAAGGTACATCACCTTACGATGCTGGTATTTTCTATTGCCCATATGTTCCATTACAAATGGTTCGTGCGGTAGGCGAAAATACTTTCCAACCAAAAATTGGATTTAAGACTCGTTATGGTATAGCTGCAAA